GATTCCCTTGAGCTTCAAACACTAATGAACCATTTGCTTAAATTTGGTGATGGAAAGCAAAATGCCTTCGCGGGGGATTTATCTTTTCAAGATATAACCATCTCCAACCAATTGTTTAGAGCATGTATCGTGGTGATTTTGACACTGGCGAGCTGGAGTGCATACACAGAAGAAGAGCAAGAAGAAGTTCGAGTTTTACTCTTGGCTAATTTGTACACACTCTATGTTGTAAAAGGAGATGTGGCATTAAATTCTTTCGGAAACTTGTCTGGTTGGCTAGGCACAGGAGTTTTCGCGTCATTATCAAATTGCCTGTTACAACGTTGCTCCTTTTACTTGGGATGCAAGGAGTACAAGCTTGCATTGATAGCCTTTAGAGAAGCCGTAGCTCTGATTGTGATGGGTGATGACAACTTTGGCACTGTACATGATGATTATACTGAGGCGCATAATCACCTAGTAATGCAAAAGAACTATGCTTTATATGGTCAGACGTACACTTCGCCAGAGAAAGATAAGAGAGAAATGGATAAATTAATTCCGCTGGAGGATGCAACATTCTTGAAAAGATTCTTCTGGTTTGATGACTCCTCTAAGAGATGGAGAGCTAAGCTCGATCTCAAGTCTATCTTCAAGATGTTGACTTATTATGTGCCCAGTGAGAGTGCTCCCGAGGAATCAGTGAAGAGAGATACTTATACAAATGCGCAGATGATGCTGTATCAACACGGTGAAAAATTTTATAATGAAGTTACTGAGAAGTTGTCCAAAGTTATTCCTTACAAAACATTTCCGTTCGAATTCTTCCGAGACAAAGAGGAGTTTGGAGGCGGTAATGTATGGGATTATATGCCTATTAAAGCGGAGCAATACTACTTTGATGAAGATAGTATGGTTATTGAGTCAGCGGGGATGGATGAGTCTATTGCGTCTATATCTCAAATCGTTACCGTTTCAGGTGAAGCATTGCCTAATGTTGTAGCTCCATCATATGTTTCTGCACCTCAATATTCAGGTGAGGAGCAAATTGGGAGTTTCTTGAATAGATGGGCTAAAATAGGTGTTTTGACTGCCTCAAGTATGGATGCTGTTGGCGGTGCTACCCCTATAGCTGCCGTTGATTTAATTCCGACTTGGTTGACTGCTCCTGGGATAGCAAACA